ACTCTGGCAGATAGGTTTATTATATCAGATAAAGTATATAAAATAAATAGTGTTAAAACAGATTTAAGTACAGGTAAATCAGAAATAGAATTGTTAAATGATTATTAAATTATTAGCATTAGATAAGTACTATGGAGTAAGCGAAACCATAGATATTGCAAAGGGTAAATATAAGATACCACTAACACTAAAAGAGGGCTTAGACCAAATAAAAAGAGATGATAAAAAAAATAGTTGAGATAGAGGCTAAAGTTGACAAAGCCGTTGAAGGTGTTGAAAAAGTCAGCAAAAAAGTAGATGAGTTAAAGAATAAAAGCGTTGAGGCAACAGATAAACTTAGCGATGGTGTTAAGGATATAGGCAAATCTGCAAAAAAGACTGAGAAAGATGTTGGTGGAATAGCCAAAGGATTTAAGGGAGTTGGTGTTGCAATTAAGGCTGCTGGAATTGGTCTGGTAATAGCATTACTTGCCAAGTTGAAAGAGATGATGGATGAGAATCAAATGGTATTAGATTTATTTAATACTACATTTGAGGCTATGGGATTAATGTTTAATGATTTTGTTAATTTCCTAACTGATAATTTTAGTGTGGTAACAGACATATTTGAAAATCCAATAGAATCTGTTAAAGCACTTGGTCAAGCAATATTAGATAATATAATTACAAGATTTGAGGGTGTATTAAATCTCATACCTAATTTAGCCAAAGCCGTTGAGGAATTATTTAGTGGTAACTTTTCAGAGGCAGCAAAGATAGCAACAGATGCGTTTGGACAGATTGCCTTTGGTGTGGAAAGCGTAACAGATGTTGTAAGTGATACTGCTGATGCTATTGTTAGTTACACTACTAAAACGATTAAGGGTGCTAAAGCAAATGTAGAATTACAGAAAGCAGCAGAAAAGGCAGCAGTTGCTAATCAAGGATTGATTGAGCAATACGATAGACAAGCAGAGCAGTTAAGACAAATCCGAGATGATGATACAAAAGGTATTAATGAGAGGATAGAGGCAAACGACAAATTAAAACTGAAGTTAGAAGAACAGAAAGAAAAGATGCTTGAGAACGCAAAAGCAATCTTAGCAGCAGCACAGGCTCAATTTGACAAGAATGGAAACGATGAGAACGCAATAGCATTAATGACTGCTAAAAATGAATTGGCTGGAGTTGAGGCACAGATAGAGGGCTTTATGTCTGAACAGATGAGTAATGCTATTGCTTTAGGAAAAGAAAAATTAGATTTAACATTGTCGCAGCAAGAAGCATCCACAACATTAGCGTTAGAGCAAAAAAGATTTAATGCAGAGGGTATATTAAATGAAGTGGATAGGTTGTCAGTTATGCGAGAGTTGTTAGAAGCAGAAAAAGTAATAGAATTAGAAAGGCTGCAAACCAAAATAGATAGTTATAAGGAAGGAACACAAGCAAGAGCAGATGCCGAAGCAGAATATGCAGCAAAAAAACAAGAGATAAACAACGAGTTAGTCTTGAATGACCAAGAAATGACAATGGCATTAAGGGCAAACAAACAGGAGTTGATGGATTTAAGTGTGGCTGCATTAGACCAATTTATTGCAATCGCTGGAGAAGAATCTGCAATAGGGAAAGCAATGTTAGTTTTTAAGCAAATGATTTTCGCAGCAGAATTGGCTATGAAAATACAAGCAGATATTGAGGATGGGAAATTGCTGATCAAAAGAGTTAAAAGAAAAACGGCAGAGGTTGGTGTAGATTCAGCAAAAGGTGCAATGACAACGGCAGCAGCAGCACCATTTCCAGCAAATTTAATTTTAATTGCTGGGTATGTAGCAACGGCTGCTGCTATTTTTATGAGCGTTAAATCAGCAGTATCTAAAACCAAGACAGGAGTATCTGTACCAGCACCAAGCACATCAGTAGGTGGAGGTGGAGGTGGAGCAACACCAAGAATGCCATCTTTTAATATGGTGGGTGGAAGCACAGGAAACCAAATAGCAGAGATGAACCAAGCACCTGTAAAAGCCTTTGTCGTAAGTGGAGAGGTAACAACTGCTCAACAATTAGAACGCAACGCAGTATCCGAAGCATCAATTTAATCAAAACAAAACAAGTGTAAATTCGTTATAATAGTATGAGAATAGTGGAGTTGATTTTAGATGAGCAAGATGAGATGGCTGGAGTTGATGCCGTTTCTCTTGTAGAGTATCCAGCGATAGAGGAAAACTTTGTCGCATTAAAGGAGCAGATCACACTTGCAGAGGTTGACAAGGAAAAGCACATATTAATGGGTGCTGCTTTAGTGCCTCAAAAACCTATTTACAGAAAGAATGGTGATGAGGAGTTTTACATTTTTTTCTCAAAGGAAACCATAGAAAAGGTAAGCCAATTATTTCTAAAAAATTCAAAGCATAAGAACGCAACGATGGAGCATGAATATCAGTTAACTGATATGACTATTGTAGAGAGTTGGATAGTGGAAGATGAGGTACACGACAAGAGTAGAAAGTTTGGAATGGAAGTGCCTGTTGGGACTTGGATGGTATCAATGAAAGTGGAGGATGATAGCGTTTGGAATGATTATGTAAAGACAGGCAAAGTAAAAGGCTTTAGTATAGAGGGCTATTTTGCTGATAGATACCAAATGAGTGAAGAGGATAGATTAGTAAATGAAATAAAAGAAATAATTATGAGAGAAGAAAAATCAGTTTACAAAGCATTGTTTTCAGAGCAAGAGCCTAAAAAGGTAGAGTTGGCTTTAATGGATAGCATTAAAACACGACATAAATTGTTAAGTAAAGATACTTCAATTGCTGTTAGTTTAAGCGTTGATTATTTCAAAGTAAAAAAGAAAACTCTTTCCTTTGCCAATCTTTTAAAGGAAAGTGCAAGTAATCAATTTAAAGAAATTGAGAAGGCAGAGAAGATGCTCAAAGAAATAGGAATTGATTCGGCAGAAGTTTCACAATATAAGCAGATGGCTGAACAAGCGATGCAAGAGGGTACAGAAATTTTAAAACAAGTAAAATAATCAATTATAATTAATAACCAATAAAAATGAGTGAGAGAAACACATTAGCAAAGATTAAAGCCGTTCTTGGAATGGAGTTAAAACTTGAGCAGATGACACTTGACAATGGTGCTATTCTTGAAGCAGAAGTATTTGAGGCTGGGCAAGAGGTTTTCATCGTAACTGATGATGAGAAAATCGCTTTGCCTGTTGGAGAATATAAGATGGAAGATGGCAGAATTTTAGTGATAGCAGAAGAAGGTATAATTGCAGAGATTAAGGAAGAGGTGGCAGAGGAAGAAAAAGAAGCCGAGCCAGATGCCGAAGTTGAAGCAGAAGCCGAAAATGTTACTCCTAAAAAAATTGTTGAGAGCATCACAAAAGAACAATTTTTCACAGAAGTTGAAAGATTGGAAACAATGATAAAAGAACTACAACCAAAAGAGGAACTAAGTGCTGAGCCTAAAGAGGAAGTAACCGAAGATCCTAAAGTAGAACTTGAAGAAATTAAACACTCTCCAGAAGCACAGGTGGAGAAGAAACAAACCTTTGCAAAATTCAATAATAGACCACAGACAACAGAGCAAGTGGTTTTTAACAAACTTTTTAATAAATAATTATGGCGACAACGACAAGTATTACCACCACATACGCTGGTGAATTTGCTGGTAAGTACATCGCTGCTGCTTTATTGTCAGCATCTACTATTGAAAATGGTGGAGTGGAAGTACGACCAAATGTAAAGTACAAAGAAGTGATTAACAAATTAGCATTAGGCGATTTAGTTGCCAATGCAACTTGTGATTTTACAGACACATCTTCTGTTACTTTAACCGAAAGAATTTTAGCAGTTGAGGATTTCCAAGTAAATCTTGAACTATGTAAAAAAGATTTCCACTCAACATGGCAATCTATTGAAATGGGCTTTTCATCATTTGATGAACTACCTAAATCTTTTGCTGACTTTTTGATAGCACAAGTTGCTGCAAAAATAGCACAACAACAAGAGCAAACAATCTGGACAGGTGCTAACGCAACTGCTGGAGAGTATGATGGCTTTGTAACTTTGGCAACTGCCGATAGTGATGTAGTTGATGAGGCTGGAACAACTATAACATCTGCGAATGTTATTACAGAGATGGGAACAGTTGTTGATAAGATTCCTTCTGCACTTTATGGTAAAGAAGATTTAAACTTATATGTTTCTCAAAATGTTGCAAGAGCCTATGTTAGAGCATTAGGTGGATTTGGTTCAAGTGGACTTGGTGCTGCTGGTACAAACAATCTTGGAACACAATGGTGGAACAATGGTTCATTAACATTTGATGGTGTTAATGTATTTGTTGCTCAAGGTATGGATGATAATTATATGATGGCTGCACAGAAAAGTAACCTATTTTATGGTGCATCACTTTTAAGCGACCAACAAGAAGTTAAGTTACTTGATATGGCTGACCTTGATGGTTCAGACAATGTAAGAGTAATTATGCGTTTTGCTGCTGGTGTTCAGTATGGTCTTGGAAGCGAGATTGTTCTTTATACTCCAGCGTAAGTTTTAGTTTAGTTTAACAATTAAAGAGGGAGAGTTGGCTTTGCCTTTTCTCCCTTTTTTTTTAAAAAAATATAAAAGATGAGTTGTGATTTAAGTTTAGGTAGATTAGAGCCTTGCAAGGACAATGTAGGAGGAATTACTGCCGTTTACTTTATTAACTTTGATGATTTGGCATATAGTGATATGACCATCACGAATGAAGAGATAACAGCCGTTACAGGTACTATTTCTGCATACAAGTATGAAGTAAAAGGTGCTAATACCTACGATGAGGCAAACGAAAATAGCCGAGAAAATGGAACATCTTTTTGGACACAGACAGGTACTATTCAATTGAAAAGTCAAAGTGCTGCAAGTCAAAAAGAATTAAAGTTGATGTCTTACGGCAGACCAAAAATAATCGTTCAGTATTACAATGGCGATTACAGAATGGCTGGTGCTAAAAACGGATGCGAATGTGCAGTAAGTACTGCATCTGGAAGTGCGATGGGAGATTTCAATGGTTATAACATTGAGTTCACAGGCACAGAAGAAGGTCCAGCATTATATGCTGACATTTCTGATTTCACAGTAGTAGTAGGAACTTAATAAATAGGGAGGTTTTACCTCCCTATTTTTAAACTTTATTTAATGAGATTACAAAAGTCAGATTCTGCTCAAAGTGTAAAGTTTATTCCAAGTGTATTTACTTGCGACAAGATTAGTTTAAAGGATGAACAGACTAATACAAGCACCGATTATACGGCTACTTTTGCACAAGTAAAATATTGGTTAGAAGCAGATATTATACTATCTTTGGAGTTGAACAGATTTTACGAATTAACTGCTTACAACGGAAGTGATGTTGTTTATAAGGGTAAAGCATTTTGTACTAACCAAAGTGATTATTCTATTAATAACGGCATATATACATCCCATAGCACGACTAACGAATTTATAGTAAGATGAGTGGAAACATAGAAGTATTTAACCTATCTGCATACACTACTCCAGAGATCATAGAACACAGAAATAAGGAGTGGGTAGAATACGGAAGTGATAATAACTATTTTAATTATCTCATAGATAGGTTTACCAAATCAGCGACCAACAATGCTATTATTACAGGAATAGCAAAGATGATTTACGGCAAAGGTTTAAGTGCTACCAATAGCAGTAGAAAACCAGAAGCCTATGCAAAGATGCTTACTTTATTTCGCAAGAATGATTTGCGTAGGTTTGCTATGGATAGAAAGTTACTTGGAATGGCTGCTTTTCAGTTGACCTATGACAAAGGCGAAGTAGTTAAAGTATCACACTTTCCTATGGAAACTTTAAGAGCAGAAAAGTGTAATAAGGATGGCGAAATTGAGGCTTGGTATTATCATCCAGATTGGATTAATAAGAAGCCAAGCGAAGAGCCTACAAGAATAGCAGCATTTGGATATGGCAAAGGCAAGAATGAGTTATATGTATTGAAGCCTTATGTGAGTGGTTACTATTACTATTCGCCTGTGGACTATCAAGGTGCTTTACCTTATTCAGTCTTGGAAGAAGAAATAGGCGATTACTTGATTAACGATACTATCAATGGATTTAGTGGTACGAAAGTAGTCAACTTTAACAATGGTGTGCCTGATGAAGAAAAGCGAGAGCAAATCAAGAGAGATGTATTAAACAAGTTGACAGGTACTAAAGGCGAGAAAGTAATTATAGCCTTTAATGCAAATGCAGAGAGTAAAACAAGTGTAGAAGATTTACCACTAAATGATGCTCCAGACCATTATGCTTATTTAAGTGAGGAATGTGTTAAGAAACTAATAGTAGGTCATAGGGTAACATCTCCAATGCTTATTGGATTAAGAGATGGTGGCAATAGTTTAGGTAATAATGCCGATGAAATTAGAACTGCTACACTATTATTTGACAATGTTGTTATTAATTCCTACCAAGAAGAAATAACTGATGTTATAGATGAGATATTGGCGATTAATAACATATCATTAAATACTTATTTTAAGACATTAGAGCCGTTAGAGTTTGTTGATACGGATGGTTTAAATAAGGAGGCAGCAGAGGAAGAAACAGGAGTTAAGATGGGCAAAGATTTTACCGATAGTGATGGTAATGATTTGCTATTAAATGAAGCGTTGGATACTTTAGGTGGCGAGGTAATGAATGTTGAAGAATTTGAAATAGTTGATATTAGAGATGTTAGTGATGACAATATGAGTGTTGAGGATTGGGCTGATAATATGATACAATTAGCAGAATCAGTTAAAAGCGACACACCAGTTAAAAACAATCCGAATGGTTTTTCTACATTAGATAAAAGTTATTATAAGGTTAGATATAAGTACAATACGGCAAGTGCAAAAGGCAAAGGTGGTAAAAGTAGAAAGTTTTGCAAAGAAATGATGTCAAGAAGTAAGAGAGGTGTTGTATATAGATTAGAAGATATTGATAAGGCAAGTAGGCAAATGAATTTTAAAGCTGCCGAGTTACCAATGCACAAAGGACAATCTTACGATTTATTTAAGTATAAGGGTGGTGTTTATTGCAGACATAAATGGCAGCAAGTATTGTACAGGATGAAAGTTGATGCTTTTTTAGATGGTAAAAAAGGTAGTAAAGATTTAAAAGATTATGATGTGGTAAAAGAAATACCAAAGAGTTATGAAGCAAAGCCGAGAGGTCATAAATCTGCCAAGAAAGCACCAAGAAATATGCCTAATAACGGACATCATCCAGATTATAAAAAGTAATAAAAATGAGCAAAGCATTATTCATAACAAATACAGACTTAAAAAGATATAGTGTACTTGATGGCTCGTTAGACCCTGATAAATTCTTGCAATATATAGAGGTAGCACAAGATATACACTTGCAAAGATATATGGGTACTGACTTATATAATAAGATAAGTGCTGATATTGTTGCCGATACATTAACAGGCGACTATTTATCGCTTGTAAACACCTATATAAAG